GAGGAGACACCAAGTCCCACGCTGCCATCTTGACTTCTACGGTGAGCGCCGTACCCATCACTCGAGCTAGCGAGTTATTGATGAATATCGATTGACCTGTCATGCAGTTACGGCGGTTATGCCGCAACCATTTCAAACCGACAATGAGGCGTCTACCCGCCGGGTATATTTCGCTTAGCATCAGGTATTCCCTCAGATCGCAATCGAGCTGAGGTAGTTCTGGGTTAAACCCTAACTGCCGCTGTTCTTGATCATCTGCTCCAGCATCATTTGAAGCTGCGCTGCAGTCTTCTCCTGAATTTTCTCCTGCCTCGCAAGACTGTCGACAATCGCCTGGACCTTCGCATCCGTAACCGCTATTGCCTGACCATTGTCGTTCGCCTTTTTTACAGCGGTTGCAGCAATCTCTTCTATCCTTTCTCTGTCAGATTCAGCGAACGCCGTATTTGCCTGTAAAACCCCGTATGAGACGCATACCGCCAAGATGCCCATGATGGCGGGAAGAGCCCATGTTGGGACTGAAATCCGTGAATCACTCATAATCGTCCTCCTATGTTCACTTTTGGTTTTGGTCGCCATCCATGCTGTTGTATGTGCCGAATCGGGTAACCCTCCTCGTAGTTTTGTAACACCCTGAGCTTTTTCAAGATCTTCGGCATTGTGTTCCAGGTGCGTATCTCGCTTTCGTAACGTCCACACCCCTTACACCGTTCATCCCCAAACTGTCTGCTGGTACACCAGCCTATGCATGGGGAGTCTTCTAATTTTTCTACTTCGCCAGATAAATTCATTGGTTCCTCTCCTCAATGGCTGCTCGGAACTTCTTGTTGAAAGAATCAAATAGCTCGTTTTCATTTTTCTCGATCTCTTCTTTCCGCTTGCGGACCTCAGATACCGACTCGTTTTCTTTTTCGACAAACTTCCTTTGTTGCCGGAACGCATCTAATCCCTGCAGTGTTGCAGCGTGCTCAGGAATTAAACCGACAAGGGCTGCTTCTCTTTCACGATATGCATTGCCTTGCTCGGTCCCCAGGGCGATTTGTTTTTGCAGTTCAGCCACCACCTGTTTCATGGTGCTGCTGTTGTCATAGAACTCCATACGATCTGCGTAATCGCTTGGTTTCTTGTAGAAGTAGCTCAGAACGGGCCTGTCTTCTGGCTTGATGTCCTCGGGGTCGACAACCATCTTTGTGGTGACATCCGCAACATCGCCCATCACTCGACCTAGACCACCAAAGAAATATTGAATGGTGTAGTCCATGCGATCGGGGCTCCAATCGAGTCCGAACAGTCTGTTGCCTCGAGTAGGATCGTCTGCCGGTAGATACTCACTGCCACCAGTGGTGTCGTTTAACCACTCCGCAATCAACTTTAGGTTGGCGTTGGTTGCTCTCTTACTAGCATATGAATCTGCTCTCTGAGCACCCATGGGTAACTGCTCGTATTGGATAGGGCTACCAAAGAAGTTTTTATTGACCGCCATGTCTGCGGCGTACTCGAAGACATCCGGCAAGAAACCTCTGCCTTGCTCGAAGATGTTGTCTCCCTCGGCAAACGCCACTGGGCTAAAGTTATCGACAACGTTCTGAGCTATGGCTGCGGAGACTTCATACTCATCTTTAATACCGTGCTGGTACTCAGCCATGTATCGACCAATGTTTGTAAAGAATCCAAAGCCGTATGCCATAGGTATAGCGATACCTGTTCCATCGGAGCCAAGGATGTTGATCGTTCGTTTCAGAGACGATTCTGTGTAGTCCGCGTAGATAGGCTCGCCGTCTTCGTCTTCGTCTGAGAACAGAATGTTCATTATGGTAGTGGCGTAACCAATACCCAGGAATCCAACTGCTGCCGCTTTAGCCTTGTAACCCTTACGACCGAGCGCCTGGAATATGTTGGTGTTGCCCTGCATCGCTGCATTGAAGAACAGATACCCCAGGTTGATTGCTTCGCTCTGTTCGCCTTTACGGTTGAAGTTGACCGTAACGTCCTTCGCTAATGTTGCGGCGTCTTCTCGAGCAGCCCCGGCTTTCCTGGCTTCTACATAAGTAGCCAGGCGTATCATGTTCTCGCTCGCCTGGTTGCCTAGCTCTACCGCGTCACCAACCTTCTTGAGCGCTTGCTTCCATTTCTTCTGACCGACCAGGTTATTGATTCTTTTAATTTGCTCATCGTAAGAGCGAGTGAGCGTAATGCCTGTCGGAGCTCCATCCTCAAAGTATTCTTTGGTGAACTGGTCGAGCTCTCTAGCTTTTTCGGTTTTGCCTGTACGTCCAGTAGCATGCCTAACGTAAGCGCGTCCTGCCGCCGGCGTTAACCTTGCCACCTTGATAGCTATGTTCTCGTTGTTCGTGCGACTTCCTGCAGCTTCAGACTCGCCCAACAGGTAAACGAGAGAAGCCTCGATATCACGCACCGGGTTAGCAAGCATGAAGGTTGGGTTGTAGTTGATCAGAAAGTTACGGCGCAAATTCTGGAATCCGCCAAAGAAACTGACCGAGGTATCGAGCAAGCCAACCAGATTACTGAACGCTTGTTCGCCTAATCTGTGAGCCGTCTTATTGAGCTCGTTGTCTTTGAACTCGATGAAGTATGTTTGACCGCCTCGCTTGACCTGAACAAATCTAGGCGCGCCATCCTTGCGGGTTGCCTGTTTCATCTCGGATAGAGACATGGGGTTAGCAGCGTCAAATTGGCTCTTAGGGCGGTTTTTGTTTGTGTAGATCTTCCATGCGTCATGCTTGTCTGCACCGCCTACAGCGCTGTCTGCAGCTCTCAGCATGTCGTATAGGGTGTTGGCTACCTCGTTCTTCCTACCCCGTACCATTTTCGCCTCAACATCCATGAAGGACACGAGCAGTGGGTTCTGGGGTAGGGATGCTCTACCTCGAGCTTTGAGGCTTTCGCTACCAGTGATAGAGAATCCTCGAGTCTTGCTCGATGCCTGGTAGTTGCCCTCAGAGTCTGGCTCTGCAGCGAAACCCTTCAACGGCACATAGAACTGATAGGTGCTTTCCCAATCTAACCTGGAATCCTCATCCAGCAGTCTCTGGTCAACCATTCTTTGCCGGAACTCATCCAGCAGTCTCTGGTCAACCATTCTTTGCCGGAACTCATCCAGCATCTGGTATACCTTGCCGGCAATCTCTTCCATTTGGGGGGTGAGCCCATCTTCTTCCGCCTTCGCCAAAATTCCTTCTGCCTGGGCGGTGGTGATTCCTGAGCCACCATCCTGGAATGGTATGGGTGTTTCGGCATAGGTCTGCAGTGCAGCCTCGTTGCCAGCTTTCTCTGCAGCCTCAACTTGTTTGGCACGTAATTTGCGATTCTTTTCTGCAATGACTGCGTTACGTTCTGGCGCATGCTTAGCGAGTAGGTACAAGCCCACTGACTCAGCATCTACGCCAGCAGCCTCTGCAAGCTTAGCGATCGGCTCGACAAAGTCCTTTTCTAGATTCGCCAGGTCTTCCGCTACCTTGCCGTGCATGAGGTTCTCTTGGTCATAGAACGACATGCTTGCCGGCAACTTTTCCATTCCCAGGTTCTCAGCGATACGTCGCTCGAGCTCCTTGAAGTCCATGAACTTGTCGACAATGGATTTGTAGAAAGGAGCGTTGCCCTCTAGTACGCGCTGCAGATCGTTTTGAACGACCGCCTGGTCCTGAAGGTTGTAGCTTGCGCTTGGAGTTGAATCATCGAACGTACGCTTGATGAATTCGCCGGACTCGTCTGGTGTTGGTTCTGCGGGAAGCTGCGATATATCTCTAGCGACTATTCCTTTGGTGCCAGATGCATCAATGGGCTCAGCCAGCGGCTGAGGATCAATCATTTCGTATAGAAGCTTTGTTTGACCAGGCTGGATATCAAAGCGACTTCCCTCGGGAACAAGGTGTTGATCCCTGGCTTCGGCAAACTCTTTCGCGTTGACCTGGGTAGGTTCGCCCACGGTGGCAAAGCCTACGAGCTTAGCGGGTCCAGACCCGGTCTCTATTATGCCAACGCGTTTGCCAACATATGGGCGTAAAGAGTTACCGGTGCGGCTTTCAAATTTCTTCTCGCCGCTAACGATTAACTGAGCATAATTTAATGCGCCATCGGTCCTGACGTTAATGCCAACGTCAGCCCTGGCTGGGGGTGAAGGTGTCCCTGGATCTACGCTTTCTTCGCGGAGTCCATACCTTTTTGAGTACTCTTCGTAGACGCGGCGCGTCGGTTCGTAAAGAGTATCGTTGGCGAGGTTTTGTAAATCGGATCGTCTTTTGGCGCTAAAGGCACCCCGAGCTCTTTCGATAACCTCTTGATATCCAGTGTGTTCAAAGTAGTTGCTATCCTGTCGTACTATTGTAACGTCAAACGCCGAACCCAATTCGTTAGAAAGGAGCTCAAGCTGAGACGTAAGTGTAGCATAGAACTCTTTCGACATACCAACCGTGTACTCAGTCGAGTCATCGAAAGACTTAGGATCTAAAAACAAGATCGTGTTTGGCAACGGTTGATTGAAGTTTAGACCATCGGGGTCGTTCGCCGGATTTAGCACTTCGGCTATAACCTGACCCTCTTCAGTCGTAATGTCAGAGCCGTCCGACTTCCTTGCCATGAAAGAGGTCAGACCTGTGCCGGCAAACTGAGGCTGGAATGTCAGCACTGAATCTTGCAGCAGAGCATCACCCAACAACGGCGCAAGCTCATTTGCTCTGCTCATATTGCTGCCTAGCAGTCTGATTGTGATAGCCGGCTCGTACCCGGTGAAAGATCCTGCAGCACGTTCAATCTGATGAGGTACATTGAGCTCCCTTAGATAGGGTATCTGTCCATCATCATCTGTTATGGCGTCCAGCACCGCATCGTTGTATTCGGTGAGCTGCTCTATCGTTGTGTCTTCCGAAAACGCTAGTCCTCGATCTACGCCAGGGATCGCCGAAACAATAACTTTTGGTGCTCGAGCTGCAGCCAACTCAACGAGTTGTTGCTTCTCATCTACATTCGTAAAGCCCTCCTGGGTGGCTGGCTTTGCTCTAGGTGTAGATGGTTCTGCGAGAGCAGGGGTCACGGGATTAGCAGTATCGAATGTGCCGTCCGCAACGAGCTCGCGTATAACCTCAATCTCTGCTGCTGATTCTTTCTGTGCTGATTCGAATGTGCCTGGTTTCCCGCCTTTCTTTGGGCTCAGATTTGTTTTGGCGTAGAACCACAATAAAGCCTGAGCCTGGTTCGGTGTAACCCCGAACTCATCTGCCAAAACAGATGTAAGAAACTGACCGTAGCGATATGCGTTATCCGAGGGGAACTTCGCTGCGTCGACAACTTCGCCCGTCTTCTTGTCAACGTCTCTCATGTTGAAACCGAATACTCGGGACATGTGGACGTCTTGAACGCTGAAAGGATTGAATTCGTTGCGTCCTCTGTCTGCAACCATTTGCATATAGGTAGTTGTCTTTATACCGCCCTCGAGCGCGCCTTCGTTGTAGTAGGCAACGATCTTGTCTATTTGTTTGCCCGTGATCTTGAGCTTTTGTCCTCCAGGGCGGGGAGTGTTCTTGACTGCCAGTGCAAACTGCTTGGGGTTTTCCGCCGGGTTTGTTTTTCTGGCTAGCGCCATGATGTGAAGCGTATCGGCAAGGTTCTGCTCTGCAGAGTTTTGCGCCGAGGTGACTCCAAACACCACAGACGCTTCATCCAGGTTCGCATCCCCTACAAGATCCCTGAAGAAACGACCGAACTCGTCATACCATTCCAAGCCTTTTGACTCTTTTTGAGCCTCGCGCATAAACCCTCTCAGCTCCTCGAGCGTCCTGGGTTTTACGTTCTTATCTAGCTTCTCTTTGCCCTTACGAGGTGTTGGAGCGCCCGTCAGATTTCTAAGCTGGCGAGCTGTTGGGTTGTTATCAGTGCGATTGAGCAAGTCTTGAATTGATTGTTCAATCTTACCCATGGGCAACACAGGAGCTTGCTCCTCTGGCGTGGGCACACGCACTAGGTCAGGCGTATCCTCGGTGGAGTAGAACACTCCATCCGGGGTCATATCTGTTTGAACTAAGTTTTGAGTCTCGAGCTCGTTCAAGAGCCCAGTGACTGTCTCTGTAGATTCATCGAGCTCCAGGGCAATGTCATTTACAGTGACGCCCTGGTTATTCTCGATAAGGTCTAAGACTCTTTGTTGTTCCGGTAGTACTCGTCCAGGAGCGTCCCCGTCTTCTGTGAGGGTCTCTTCTCCCAGCTCTCTACTGGTTGGTTGTCCCGTAACGCCTGTACCGCCAACGCCACCAACTCCTCCTCCGTCTTGAACTTCAGAGCTTCCCTCGATGGGCGGTGCCCGAACCTCTGGAAGTACTCCAGGAGCGGCTGGGGTTTCGACACTGGTTTGATCTGTCGTACCGACATCTTGTGCCTCCGTAGGTATGCCCATCGGATTGTCTCTGATGGACTTGATTAGATTATACGCATTTGGTGCCTCGTTCTTTAGCTTGCGCGGTGATGCGAGAAAAACAGATCCCAGTTGCGCGAACATCTCACGCTTTGTGGTTCGAATAACTGCGTTCTGTTCTTGCTCGGTTTTGGCATCTACTAACTGATCGTGAAAATCATTTAGCGGATAACCAAACTTCTTGCCGATTTCTGTGCCGTTCTCCCAGGCTAAAAAGAGCTCATCCATAACAGAGCCCAATCTAACGTTGTAAAGATCGCCATCGGGATCGAGTCGAGACATCTCGAGCTCGGGCATGTTGTCGGTGTATTTGTTTTGGTTGTCAGCCTGGTGCCAGGCTTCATGTGCAAAGTTTGCTGCAATCCGTTTGATGACTGCAGGATTCTGGGCTGCTTCCTCAATGACTTCTTGCCTAAACGCCAAAGTCTTGCTGACCGGGAAACTAGCTGCTTCCGCATCGGCCGGTAACGCATGGCTTGGGTCGAAGGTATGTATGCCCTGGATATCATCCAGGAACTGTACCGGCATGCCTCGCTCAACCAGGTCAAGGAATACATTGCTGATTAAAGCTGCGTTCGGATTGTCATCGATTCGATCGGAAGGGAAGGTTTCCTGCACGTTTGGCAGCACCGTTCCCTCAACACTGGGCCCGTTAGGGTTCTGCAGTTTGGTTACAAGCTTGGCAGACCCGCCGAACTCCTGGGCTTGGAAGGTATCGTCTCCCTCTACCTGAGTGCGTTCTGCGCCAGCGTTCTCATTGATCGATTTTATGCGTTCAAATACCGGGGTAGATGGTTCAGTGGTCTCGCCTTCAAACTCCACATCAGCAACCCTGGCGGGTTTATCTGTGACCGGGGTGATCGGGCGGTCCATTGTGGTCTTGGCTTCATCGAGCGCGTCTGCCGCGTCCTCGCGAAAGCCTTCCATGCGTCTGAGTCGGTCTTCGTTCACCCTCTCAACAACGCCTGGCGCCTCGGTTGCAGTGCTAACCGCACCACCAACTGAGAACCCGCCAATGAATCCAGCCGCTGCAGCGTTGTATAGACGCGACCTACCTTCCTCGGTAGTGAGGGTGGTGAGGTACTGGACCTTTTCATCGTCCGTAAAGTTGTTGTTTACGAAATCTGCAGCAGTATCTGAGATGATTTCCTGCAGCGCTTCTGTTCCGGCTTCAATGCCCCCCGTCTTCAGGGCTTCCGAAACAATACGATTCGCAACGGCGCTGTACTCATCACCAGACAAACGCTCGACTACGTGCTTTCGTAGCGGGTCGAGCTTATCGGGCAGTATCTTGTTGATCACCCGGAATGGGGTAGCGAATGTATCCAGGGCACCGGATGCAGTACCAGCCACTAACGCAACTACAGGCGCCTCAACGCCCTCGCGCTCGTAGATCTTGGCAAACACTTCGCCGGTGTTCATTGTCGTTGACGTTGCGAAGGCACCAGTGATACCCGCTCTGCGAGCTGTCCTGGCTGCAACGTTTTGTGCGTATCGTTGACCGGCTTCTTTAGCTAGCGAGCCCTCGAGATCATCTCGAATGGCATCAGCTAAAAACTCGTTGATTTCTTTTTCAGCCTGGTCTTTGGTTTTTCTTTTGAGCAGCTCTTGTGCTGCAGCTTCAGCGGACTCTTTTACGAGCCCTTTTGCCGCGGCGTATCCAAGTGCTCCCGTAACACCGCCACCAGCGATACTGGTAGCGATTGACGGCAACACTCGACCGAATGTGTATGCCAGGTAATCTGTAGCTCTGCCAAAACCGCCTTCATCAAAGAGGTCTATTTCCTCGAGCTGATCAACATCACCGGCAAAAGCTTCTGCCTCGCGCATCTTGTCCTGGTAATACTGCATACCAGAGGCAACCATTTCATCGTCACCTATAAGGGATCCGAATGCAGCTTTACCCGCGCCAAACAAGCCGAGTGTTTCGGCAGTTCCTGCGCGCAACCCCTTACCGGTCTCAGTCATATCCTGAGCCTCTGTCTCGAGGTCTTGGATTCGCTGATCTTGTTTTATCTGCCTGGATATCTCCTCGATCTCTTCCGGGGTCGATGTCGGCAGAATATCCTGAGAGGGCTGCAGGGGCGCCTGTTGCAGGGCAGATGGCTGCTCCGGCTGAGTAATAAAATCGTCAAAGCTCAGCTCGCTCAGGTCCGCTGGCTGCGCTTGAGATCTATCTCTTTTCTTGACTCGCTCTAGTTCGAACGGGTCAGGTTGCCCCATCGTAGTTAATGGCATGTAACCTACCTTTTAACTAAGAAACCCAGTTCATTCATCGTCTGGATATAAAGTCTTGCGTTCCTGATATTTCCTTCCGCATCAAAGAGTCCGTTCAGTTTGGAGACTGTCTCCTCGGGCAGCTCATCAATGTTGATAAGATCACCCAGGGTTCTAGCCTCGTCTCGACCCCTTTCTCTTTCGCCCATCACAAAGCTTGCGTCTCTTTGGTACTTGGATCCCTTTGGGGCGCTAGGCAAAGGAACGTCCTGTAGCTCTGCTTTAGTACTCTGCAGCCATTGACCTACACCAAACTGTGGCGGGGTAGCGGTTGTACCGAACAAAATATTGTCTTCGATGGCTCGCCGTAACATGTTGGTTTGTGAGGGGGAAAGCTGTTCCCCGCGCAACTCTGCTGCCATTTCTGGGTTCACTAATAGTGATAGCCCGGACGGGGTTCCTCCGCCCTGCAAGCCGCGAATTTGACGATCGAGCTCTTGGTTTACCGTGTTGTTGAAAGCTTCAACGCCAGAATCCATCTTGCCTATATCACCGAACTTAGTGAGGATTTTTGCCTCTCTGGTTCTTTGTCTGATGATAGGCGCGAGGCGGTCACGCATCTGAATTTGCGATGCTGATACTTGTGCTATCTCATCAATTGTGAACGTTGATGCTTGCCCACCAATGCTGACTCGATTGTCGGTAATAGGCGCGAAGTAGGGCTCTTTGTCTCCAGTGGTCGTGTTCTCGGCAATGACATACATCTGACCAGATATCGAGCCATCCTGGCTTAGCTTTGGTTGGTATAACCCCTGGTCCACAATTACATAGTTTCCGTCTTTTAGGTGATCGGGGGCGTTCTCAAAGCTTTCATCGATGGTCCTGCCCATCGCTGCGGTGTCTTTTAGCTTTAGGGCTCGGCTGAACGAGCGCGCCACCTGTGGGCTCATAGTGGGATCGCCGCCCTGTGCGACTGTTTGTAAATATCGATTAACGTCGGTAGCTACTTCGCCGCCCACGTAGTCAGATATCTCGCCAAAGTCGAACGCCGTTCCTTCGTTTGCCTCAACAAGGGTTGCGAAGTTTGCCTTCTCTGCGTCGGTCAGCTCTGGTTTGAGAGCCAAGGCGGTGCCCAGATTGAGATTCTCTGCGTATTGAACCCTGTCTGCGTATCGATCGGTGATCCTGGCTTTTGACGACCTTTCGTTCGCCTGGGCTAGTGTATTAGCTGCCTCAGCCATGGTTTTTTTGTATGTCGGATTATTTGGGTCTGTAAGTGCATCGAGCTCTTTTTGCTTGAACCCAAGCATTTCTAATCGATATTCATCAGCGGCTGCTTTTTCAGCTTGCTGACCCGCGAGTTGTTCACTCCTGAATTCTGCAGTTAACCTGTTTTGTTCGGCTGTGTTTTCTAGCTGTTGCTGCCTGAATGCAGCCGTGGCTTCATCGCGTTGTTGCTGGGCAGCTAATTGATCACGTCGAAACTCTTGGTCCGCTCGTTGTTGTTGGACTCGATTTACCAGCCCAAAGCCTGAAGTGAAACCCTCTGCAAACCCTCGTGTATTAGTATGCCCCGCCATAAATCACCCCTAATCAAATAGTTTCGTTATGAGGTAAGCCGCGCCCAAACCAATTGCGATCGGAGCTGCAATAGTTCCAAGAGTTGCGAGGGTGCTGGGCGTTGCCGCTGCCGTTGCCGTACCCTGTGCAGCCGCTCCAGCTTTTGCCGCTGCGGCAGTTTGGGCAGCAGTAGCAGTGGCGCCTTCCGCAACGTTTGCGGCTAGGAACTGCTTGGTTGCTTCTGCACCAGCTTGCTTGCCTATTTCTTGTGCCGCGACGCGAGCTCCTATGGCTTTGTTCATGCCATACATCGCACCAAAGCCAGCGCCGGTGCCCATGGTCTGCATGTCCTGGGCTTTTCCTGCTGCCTCGAGTGCTTCTATGTTTCGGATCTCTTTGGCTTCCATATCAGCCGCTGCACCGAAACCCGCCATTGCTCTCTTTCGAGCACCAATCCCTGCACCTATCAGACTTGTCATGAGCCCATGTTCCTCGCACGCCGTGTTAGTTGCGCAAGACCACCGGTGAGCAGAGCTTGTCTTCTGTCCTGGTCACGCAAATAAGTGTCGTTTATGCCGCCCACAAGCGCCGAGATGGTCGCGTTAGACGAACCTATGTCACTGTCCCCGTACAAACCGAAACGCCCCATAGCGCGATTCTGTTGGTCCTGAACGTTCATTGCTGAGCTCAGTACAGAGCCTCGAGTTCTATCGAGGTCCGCATCGATCATTGTGGTGCCGGTGGGGGTGATCATGTTTGCCAATTGATCTTCGATAGGCGCAAACCTATTCAGATAGTCTTGTGTCTGAGCTCTGATCAGATCAGCAAAAAGCTGGTCCCCAGGCGCATCTCTTCGATCGAGGTTGTTGTACCTGTTCGGGTTAATGTTCCGGTATGGGTTGTAATTGCTGTAGGCGCCGTAGGTTGGCGAAAAGTCAACGGACCCTGCGTCAGCTATTGGCGCGGACCCAAAAAAGTTTTCAACCGCCATGCGGTTATCTGCGCTTAACGCCTGTAAAAAATTATCGTACTCAGCCATACATGGATCCCCCGGATGAAGATCCTGGTGGTCTAGATGAATATGGATTCAACCCATAACCAGCAGCCATACCCGCCGCCGTACCAAATAAATTCTGTAAGCTAGAAGACGCACCAAAGTCTCTTTGTGCTTGTGCCATTGATCGGTCGAGGCTTCTTTGTGCCACATCGATCTGCCCGGACATGGCGTCCGTTGCGAGTCCCTGACCCATTGCCACAACGTTAGATAAACCTTGTAGCCCTCGATCAGTTTGTGTGATGCCGGCGTCTGCACCAGATAAGCCCATGCCTCGAGCCTTTGCTTGCGCCAGGGCGCCTGTCTCTCCCTGAAACGCACCAGAGCTTGGATCAATGCCGCGCTGAACAGCACCTTTAACCAAGTCGGCTTGCGCCGGCTCATAGATTGCCGCCGTTCCCTGTACCGCCCTGGTCATTGGAGCTTGATAAGCATCTGACTGCAGTGACCGCTGAGTATCAGCAATCATCATGTTCTCGAGAGGCACAAAAACTTCGCCGTACCGTCTGAGAGAGACAGCGGCTTGTTGCGCCAAAGCTAGCCTTGATTCGGCTTCTTTAGGATCTTTCGGGTCGCCTCCGCCCATCTGCATCACCTGTTAAGTTTTTGTTTAAAACAGCCCACCTGAATTCGTATCCGAAACTTTTTCCTAGTTCCCAGAGACGCTCATGTGGCGTTAAAAACTCGATTTGCTTATGCCCTGTTTCTCGAGCGAGCGCTTCGAGTTCATCGGCGTAGGTGATTGCGCTTCCTTCAACTGGATCGTAAGCCAGCCAGATCAGCATTTTCTGTGCGTTTTGAAATGGGATCGGCACAGACTGAACCACCGTAAAACCGTTTGGCGTCCGTGCAAAATCCATAAGGAGTTGAGACTTTCCATTCAACAAAGATGCATACACATCTTCGAGTCTCCAATCGTGTGAGTAGCTCTTACGCAACTCAATGATACCTGGCTTGATCGTTTCCCAATGATCCCTGACATCTTGAAATTCGAGAGCCATATCTATTTTTCAATTCTATCGAAAAAGACTTGATTTTTCATGTTTTTTTATGTCGGCGCGCCCGGAAAATTTACCTCGCTAATACTGGTCACATCTTCATGATCCGCCGGTAAATCTCTCAACAATTGCCGATACGCTGACCATTCATTTTTCTTTGAATCTGATAATGGCGAGTCGGTCATCTGCGTCCAATCACTATCTCGTAAAAGCTCATTCCGTATTTGCCTAAGCTCAAGCGCTGCAAACGACACTTTTTCTGCAAAGGTCGCAGCGGGTTTATCCACAACGACACCGTCAACAACGTGTTGCATATCATCGTTCGCAGTCCCTTCGATGATTGATTCATTGTCGCCGCACTGGATATCAAACATGTCATCAGGGCAGCTTCCAGTTCGAAGTATCTTTCCTTCATTGTTGTAAATGACAAATTGTTTCATTTCTTAGTCTCAAGGGTTCGCAAATAAGCATTGCTCACGAGAAGGTTGCTACTCCCCAGAGCTCCCGGCGCAACTTGCAACGTATATGTATACGTCCCTGCGGGAGGAGTTTCGGAAAAAAGAAACGACTGAATTGCGCCATTGGTCCCTGGAATATAAAAATTTCCAGAGTTAAAAACTTGCGTAGATCCTCGAAAGATAGCAAAAAAAGCCAACCTACCAGAGCTGCCAGTTTGACTACGCGCTCTAAACCCTACCGCGATTTCTACCGGAGCCCCCGTAGCAACATGCGTTATGGTTTGCACGGTTTGAAAACCTCCGCCTTGCGTGAGAGATTGATCCGCTACCGTAATATTGCTTACCGGGATAGTGACCGCTTGGTCTTGAATCTTCAGTGTCGAGACCGCCAAGTTCTTGATCTTCCCCTCTTCAATCGTGGCATTAGCTATCTTGGCGTTTGTGACGGCTAAGTCAGCAATTTGCAACACCGAAACACCCTGATCGTTTACGGTGGATGTCAGGGTGGCGCCATCTATATTGAGGAGAGAAGTACTGACTTTTCCTGCGGTCAACTTATCCGCGCTTAGGCTAGAGATCTTTGCATTATCAATCGCGGCATCGCCTATCTTTGCGTTGACGATCGAACCGTTACGGATAAACGCATCGGTCATATACACGCCAGCAGGGACGCTTACGCCATTTATTGTTGTCGCACTCGATTGGACGATAAAGGGCACGTTAGCGTTGTGGTTACCGGCGCCGTTGGTCAGCGTAGTCCCGGGGTCCATAATCGCGAATCGATCTGCGTTCACGATGAACTCGGAGACAATAGTGCCGTTTACATTTGTGCTTGCTAAACCAAACCCGGATACCGCACCGTTGTTGTCAATCTTGACGGTGTACTGCCCCTGCAAGCTTGTGATGTTCCCGGCATTTGATGCCGTAGCTGAATAAGCTTGTTCTACCGTAACAGCATCGCCACTGCCCGTATCGTTCACATCATTCAAACGCGCAGCCAAGCCATTTACTGTGCTCGCCGCTGCGGTTGCAGAACCGGCTGCGTCCGTAGCTGATGTCGCTGCATTGCTTGCGGAAGTACTCGCCTCTCCAGCTTTTGTTGAAGCCGTGTTGGCGTGTCCGCTTGCAGTTGAAGCTGACTGACCCGCTGCAGTTTCAGATGCAGAAGCATTCGATGCTGATGTAGATGCAGCACTGGCTGAATTAGCAGCGTTGGTCTCTGATGTACTCGCTGCGGTCTGACTTGCAGACGCAGCACTTGCGGATGTGCCGGCGTTGGTTGCTGAGGTAGAAGCATTGGATGCACTCGTATTCGCAGCAGTCGCAGAGTTACCAGCCGCCGTTGCGCTATTCGCCGCGTTGGTTGCACTAGTCGAAGCTGATGAGGCTGATCCAGCCGCATTAGTTTCGCTGGTGGCAGCATTTGTTTCCGCCGACTCGGCGTTAGACTGAGCAGTCTGAGCTGCGGTTTTTGCAGTGTCGGCTGCAGTGGCTGAAGCACCGGCGGCGGTCTCGCTGGCGGATGCATTGCTAGCACTAGTCGATGCTGCACTTGCCGAACTAGCTGCATTGGTCTCGGCTGTTTCAGCAGCAACCCTAGAAGTTTCGCTAGCAGTTGCTGAGGTTCCTGCATTAGTGGCGGATGTGGCAGCGTTGCTCTCACTTGTTGAAGCAGCGCTAGCTGAGTTGCCGGCAGCAGTGGCGCTATTAGCCGCATTAGTTGCGGACGTAGCTGCATTGCTGGCATGTCCCGCCGCACTGGTGCTACTTGATGCAGAGTTGGTTTCAGCAGTTTCCGCGTTTGACTGAGCGGTTTCTGCTGCAAGTTTTGCGGTGTTACTGGCTGTAGCTGCGGTCTGTGCATCGGTAGCGAACGTACTTGCGCTGCTCGCGCTGTTTGCTGCAGCCGTAGCTGAAGTACCAGCAGCGTTCTCGCTTGATGCTGCGTTACTGGCAGATGTTGCAGCGTTAGATGCGGAGCCAGCCGCTGAAGTAGAACTACTAGCACTGTTTGTTTCTGCAGTCTCTGCGGCAGATTGCGCCGTTTCCGCTGCCGTTTTAGCCGTTTCACTGGCAGTCGCAGATGTTTGTGCGTTGGTCGCAAACGTACTCGCGTTTGATTCGCTTGTTGATGCCGCGGCGGCTGAATTTCCCGCTGCAGTGGCGCTATTAGCCGCGGCGGTTGCGCTCAATGTTGCAGAAGAGGCGGATCCAGCAGCTCCGGTAGCAGAAGTTGACGCCGCTGTTTGCGCAGTCTCGGCTCCAGCTTGAGCTGTTTCGGCACTAGTTTTCGCCGTAACGGCTTCATCCCTGGCGGTTTCCGCATTTGTTTGTGCCAGGAGCGCAGCAGTTTTTGCAGTGATCGCGTCGTTCTTCGCGCCTATAGCGGCTGTTCTCGCAGCTATGGCTCCTGTCTCCGCACCAAGCGCTGCAGCCTGGGCGGCGATCGCAGCAGTTTCACTGGCGGCTGCGTTTGCTGCGCTTGTCGCCGCTGCCGTTGTTGTGCCGAATGTTGTAACAAGATTTGCTATATCAGTTGTGTGACCAGTGATGGTCGTACTCAAAGCATTGGCT